GATAGACCCAGACCACATAACAATTACGCCAGTAGGAATAATGTCGCGCACAAATGCAGTCGTAGCTAACTTAGTGCTGTCATCTGTTGCTGATTGCGTAGTAGCAGTAGCAGATCCACCAAGAGCTACAGTGCTAGAGAATACAGCAGCACCAGTACAAGTAAACGCACCACCTACCGTAAAGTTATCACCATCAGTACCTACCTGCTGGTCTTTAAGCTGTGCCATTAACTCACGAATAGCGTTATTAATGCCAGACGGAGCGCAACCCTCTGCTATGTTAATACCACCTATGTCAGTGTTATTTGCAGCAGTAGCGCTATATTCGCTAATCTTGTTCTTTGCCATAATTTAATTTCCTAACAATCCGGTAAATGTACCCATAGCAGCAGACGATGGAACTAATGAAGTCGGCGGTCTAGTTTGTCTTGCCTTTAATTCAGCGATAATTGCGGCTTGTTCAATTGGATCGGCAGCAAACAATCTTTTCTGCAATTCAGATGCAGTCTCAGAGCTAATACCTTTAGTCCTAGCAGCAGCACTGCGAAGCATGGCAAGAGCAGTATTAGGTAATCCACCAGTTGCAAATGCTTGAGCTAAATTAGCAGCCTGACCAGAACTCTCGCTAATAGCCAGACGTTCACCAGTTTGAGATCCACCCATTAATGCCTTGGCTGTTTTAGACTGACCAGCAAGACCGTCAACGTATTGAACAAACTCATCATACTTTTTAGGGTCTGTAAATGCGTAACGCATCAATGACTTTTGCTTATCGCTCTTGAATATCTGACGAGTAAAGTCACCGCCCTTAAAGTTCTCAAGACGGGAATTAACATCAGACATCATACCAAGACGGAATGCCTCTTTTTCAGAATCATTCATCTTTTTAAGTTTATCAAGAGCTTCTTTATAATCTAAACTTTGATACTTCTGGCCTGTCTCAAAAGAAGACCGAATTCGCTCATTATCAGCAAACTCTTTATTTGCTCTAGCGTAATCTGGGTTCTTTTCTTTGATTAGGTCATTAAACTCTTTACGGACATTAGAAACATCTCGACCATAAGAGCTAACCTTTCCTGTTACTTTGTCAGTATTTGACTCAACAACACGATCAAGACCAATTTTTATTTGGTGCAAGACGTTAGTAGGAACAAATTGCGCGTTACGAATTTGCTCTAAATCAGGTAATTTCTGACCATATACACCTGCTCTACGCTGCGCTTCTTGGTAGGCCTCAGTAAATACAGGACGGTCTACATACTTACGAAAATCTCTTGCATCAACAGAAACGTTATATGCTTTAGGATACTTAGCAGCGGCTGCTTTTTGCTGGTTTTCAGCCAAGAATGTTAGATACTCATACCCGTTAACATTCTTACCTAAGCCAGCACGATCAACCAAGCCCTTAACAATGTCGTTAGGTTGGTCAATTAAACGTGACTCTAGGAATCGAGCAGTTCCCGCTTTTTGTGATGATGGAATAACGTAAGATGAATAAGCCAAGTCTTGCATACTCTTGCTAATGTCAGCTAGAACAGGACGAGGAACACCTATTCTTTCCATCTCAAGCAGCATAGCCTGAGCTTCATCAGCACTTATTTTGTCTTTTTGCAGTGCGTTAGCAATTAACTTTGAGGCTGCTGTAGGTTGGTCACCAATACCAGAAGCAATTAATATATTCTTAACAACGTTAGTACCGTATTTAACGCCAACAGGAATAAATCCACCCAAAACACCACCAATAGCACCACTAACAGCGGATTGCCTACCGACATCTTGTTCAGCAGTTCCAGCGCCAGTTAATGCGCCAGTAGTAGCACCCATAGCAGTGCCACGACCAACCTTACCTAATGTTGTTGTACCAGTAATGGCCTCTTGTACAGCAGGAGCAGCACGACCTAGAGCTTTAAATCCAGCCAAAGGAGCAACTAAAGCACCACCAATCTCAAGTGGAGTTCCAGCCTCTGGATAATCATAACCAAACTGTTTTTGCTGTTCTCTAAGTCTATTTCTAATGCTTTCGTACTGTTGGCTACTGATTGATCCAGAACGCAATGCAGCCTCTAACTCATCAGCAAAACCAAAGGTAGCACCTTGAGCAATTGATCTAACGCCTTCTGCTAAACCAGAATAAGGAACTTTAGGCATCATTACTGACCCAGTTGCTTCTTGTCCTTCAACTATCTGATCGTTATCCCAAGGATTAGCCATTTATTTACCTTTAACCCTTCTTACGCCATTTGCATCAAAGTATGTTTCACCCGGTTTAACATTGGCATAATCAGCATTAGTAAATACGTAAGGCTCAAATTTAGGAACTTCCAAATTAATTTGTGCCTCACCCGCATTTGCATTTGTACGTCTACGAACAATAGATTTTTGATAATCTTGCGCTCTACGTGCATTTAAATCGCGTAATGTCTGGATTGCCTTACCAGCATCAGCAGAAGATTCAGCGCCCTGCAATTCTTTAGCAGCACGTACAGCATCACCCTCTGTTTGAGTACCTTTATTAAGACGCAAAGATTCATTAACAAGAGTAGTCTTAAAGCGCTCAAAGTCATTTCTAGCAATGACATCTGGATCACTAGAACCTAATCCGCTTTGAACATCAAGACCAAATTTAGTTAATCTGCCAAACTTAATTGTGCCTTTAGAAATACTATTAAGGTACTTTTGCGAATCATTAGCAAGGTTAATTGCCGCCTGACCATTATCAAAATCTTCTTCTTCAGCCTTTTGCAATGTTGATGGCATTGGTTTAGCTGCTGGCTTACTAACATAATCAACAGGCTTACCAGTTGCAGCATCAACAACAGGAAGACCCGGTCTTGTTGGCAAGAATACTAATTTACCTGTAGTCGGATCAGCCGTAGGCGTACTTGCATACATTGACTTGCCTTCGCCTTGAGGCTTACGAGCAAGAACTTTCCATGAGTTAGTTCCTGGATCAAATTGACGCAAAGTTCCATCAGGAAAGTCTTTTGTTTCTGGAGCTTGTTTAGTAGGAGTGCCGTAAATTGGCTGTCCTGTTTGCGTATCAACAAGCACACCATTAACAATGGCTGTTTTTCTTTCTTGAGGCTTTTCTGGAGCAGAATAAATTACTTGTCCTGTAGCAACATCAATAATATTATTTCCAACAATCGCAGTTTTGCGCTCTGATGGTTTTTCTGGAGCAGTAAAAATTATTTCTCCTGTCGCAATATCAACAATATTGTTACCAACAACTGCTGTTTTACGATCTCGTGGTTTTTCTGGTGCGGTATAAATTGGCTGTCCAGTATCAAGATCAACAACAACACCATCAACAACAGCAGTATTCTTTTTCTTGTCCGATGGGGCTTGGTAAATAACTTGACCAGTAGGAGATACCAAAGCCTGACCAGCACTTAATGCAGTCGGCTTTTTAGCCAAAGCCTCACGTTCTGCTACCAATCTAAAAGCGCCAGTAGGATTAGCATCAAATTCATCCGCTAAGTCTGGATACTTCATCTTCATAGCCTGAATACCAGCCATCTGACGAGCTTGTAGCCCTAACTGTTGTTGAGTAGCAAAGTTCTTAACGCCCTGCTCGTAAGCACCACCAGCAGCACCAAAGCCGCCAGCCAATGCACCTAAGATATTCTCAGCAGCAGAACGACGTGGGCCAGTACGGCTCATGCCTTGAGCTAGTGCCAGACCAGCACCTAGCAATCCCTGAACATTAGCCCGGTTCTGCAAGTTCTGAGTTTCCTCAGCACCAAGCAACCCCTGCAAATAGCTAGGAGCCGCTTGACCAAAGACATTAGGAATGTAATCTGTAAGTGCCATATATCACCCTAATAGGGAAATCGGTTGCGGTCTGAGAACTGTGCCTTGCTGTGGATTTAGCAGACTCATGTAATCACCACCCTGAATCTGACCACGACTTACTTGACCGGCAGGAGCCATTGGTGTTTCAGGCTGTCGCAATGCTTGTTGTGCCGATTGCATAGCCATTTGCGTAAGCACTGGGTTTTCTTGAGCAAATTGACCAACTTGACTCGCACCAGATCCTAGATTTTGCAGGAACGACTGGTTATTCAATGAAGATGACTGGATATTAGGATTGAACATTGACTCCAAAGTGCCGAATGATCTTTCCATACCAGCAGTTTGACCAGCAGCACTGCTCAATGGTTGGCTTGCAGTAAGAGGAGCTGTAACATTAGAAAAAATACCTGCTGAAGGAGCAGCTTGACTAGCACCCATAACAGTGCCGGGATTAACGCCAGCAGCATTAGCAAACATAGTGTTTGCACCAGTAGAAGCACCAGCACCAGTCAGTGTGCCAGCATTACCAGCAATAGTAGTTCCAGCAGAACCCAAACCACTTAACCCGCCAGATCCTGCTAAAAGAGCTGCATTCATTAGCAAACCCTTTTTAGTGTCTCCACCAGCAAGGATATTAGTACCAATGCCATTAATTAATGCACCAGTAATTGAAGGGAATACAGAGCCGCCCATTATTTACCTCCCGATGGCGTAGCTTGAGTAACAGTCTGACCACCTTGAGGCACACTGCTAAACAAGTTAGCAAATTGATTAAGTTTCATCTGTGGCAAATTCTGCTCAAAGTTGAAGCGATTAATTGCGTCTTGCAGTTCAGCCGATGAATACTGTTCTTGTGCCTGACCAGTTGTCAGCAACTTCTGAATATCAGCATAGTCAGTAGCAGCCATTGCAGGAGCAGCTTGAGCAGCAGCCATCTGTCTGGCACGTTCAGCTTCAGCCGATCCGTAAGCCAATTGACCACCTTGCTCTAACATTGCACGGGCAAATACGTCTTGAGCACGAGCTTCTTGTTCGGCTTGAGCAGCAGAGCCATAACGACCCATTGAGGAAGCCTTGGACTGAAGACCTTGGACACCTTCTGTAAATTGCTCACGAGCCTGACGATTAACACCAGCCAAAGAACCCTCTAGGAATGGATTAACGCCTCTCCCTTGAATCGTAGCTAGTTGCTCTGCCTGTGCTGAACGAACCAGCGGAGAACCCGCCATAGCCCGTTCCTGAGCCATTTGCAGAGCTGATTGAGTAGCCTGAGATGGGGAAACGTAGGTCTGACCGGGAAAGAATGTAGGCGTACCAGATTCGTAAAGGCGCTTGCCTTCTTCTAGGCCATAGGTGACATACGGTTGAATCGTTGGATCAATTCTCGTAGTCGTTGTACTCTCTTGTCTTCCGCCGCCACCGCCCATATTACACCTCGCAAATCCATTGTTTAGGACGGAAACCGAGCTGTTTCGCCCTACGTTGCCACCCTCGACGATGGCTGGAGAAAGTTAGATATTTGACATTACCTTGACGGCAGATGTCTTTTATGTATTTTAATCCAGATTCAACAATTTGATAATTATTTTCTAACGACCAAGCAGCCCATAGGTGCATTGTTTCACCCATAGGTTGCAGGATAAAGAAGCACTTAAAGTGGTTATTCTCTAGTCCTACCCACAGCATTGCTTTTTGATTAAAGCAGTCTGTGTATACATCTTCTACTATCCAGTTTTCTGGGCTATACCCTTTAATTTCATCTAAGCCGGGGCGTACTGTAGGCCACCAGTCCCTAAGTTGTTCTACAGGTATGTACCTAAACTCCATTAGCCCACCACAATGTATCCATAGGTTTTGTCTGCCGTATTATTTGACCAATGCGTAAGGGTAGCACTTCCTTGTTGCTGAGATGAAACATATACGTTATAAGTTGCAGATGGAGCAACATAAGTCATAGTAACAATTGCGCTAGGAACTGCTGGACGAGTAGGAGATGTACTCGTATCAAAATGCTCTATAGAAACGCCTGTATCTGTAACCCGCCACATAACTTCAACGTAATCATTTGCTTGAAGCTCCAAGAAAAAGTTAAGCGCAGCAATTAAGTGACTAGGATCACCGGCACTCTTTCTCGCTGGCAATGAAAACCGACTATTAGAATCAGCAATGTTTGTACCGTTTTTACGGAACCAAATATCTACATCTTGGGCATCGTTAGTCGTATTCTTAAACTGAATAGAAAATTGCAGGTTGTAAATACCGTAGTTTCGAACATTTATTCTTGAGCTATTAGAAACATAAATCCCATTGCTAAAGTCAGTGGTATTTAACGTGATTGCATAGGCTGTAGTGGTATTAGCAGCAGTCTGGTCTGTGGAGTCCTGAAACGCTCCGTAAGGCGTAGAATCAGCTTCGGCAGCATTAGACACAGGAACCAAGAATATCAGGCTGTCAAAGCCTATACGTTCGTCGTTAAGGGTAGTTGTCGTGGCATTCCCTGTGGCTAACGTAATCCGACCCGTATTATTGGTCTTTCCGTCCATAACCCCACGAACAACCTCAGAAACCTGACGAGGATCTCCTCCAAATGGCGGTAATGTACGAAACTGAGTCATCGGTTACCCTGTTTAACAACGTCAAACTCTAATCCAACAGCAGTTTTCCAGTTAGATCCAGTAGGAGTCAGTCTTAGTCGATGATATTCACCGTTAGACCGCAAGCTCACACGGTTTTCAGCATCAGCAGCTACATCTGAGCCAAATTCCACTTGTTCAGCAAGATTATCCCGACTAGAAACAGCGATAGAACCACTACCACCATCCACAATAGGCTTAGAAAGCATGACCGTAGACCTACCCACATCAATATCACCCGTTGATATGTTCGCAGTCTTAGGTTGACCTGAGAAAGTAATGATCTTCTGACCGCTAACACCAGCAAATAGTAGCTGTCCACCAGCAAAAACACGCGAATCCAAAGGAATATCAAGCGCATCAATGCTTGAGTTGTAGTTATCTACCTGCTCTAACGTAGCTGAAGGCGTTAATACATAGGCAATTGACGTTGCTGTCGTATCTGCGTATGACCATTTGTTAAGATCAATTGCATACAGCAGCATATTCTTACCGCCAAACGTATTATTAAACTTCCATATTACTAATTTATTAACTGGATCAACCGTAGCACTCATTCCAGTAAATATCTCACCCGGAATGGCATTGTCAAAGAACCAGCGATTTACCTTTTCGCTACCTATGTTCTTTGTTGACTGACCATCACAAACATAAAAGCCATCGTCTGCAAGGAAATACGTTAGGTTGCCGTACTGAGCAATAGATCCGTTAGAAATACAGCCCAAAGACCGCGAAATAGCGTCAAACTGGAAGAAGAACGGCGAGCCTGTATAGCTCATCCGGTAGATAGCACGTTCCAAGAAGATAAGACCGTACTCACCACCAGCTATACCGGTAATGTCACCACCGTCAGGAAGAATCTGTGTATCAGACTGAGATGCAGATCCTGGAGTCCAGTCGGTCTCGTCATTTATGTCTGACCAGTAGACCTTGCTAGTGTCAGTTCCATCGTTAGCAGCAACCACAAAGTCACGCACAACAGTTACATACTTAGCAGTAGGAGCAGCAGCAGCTAGGTCAGCAAAGTTTGTTGATGAATTCAAAGTCCATGCTTGCAACTTATCCTGACCATTAGCCAGAATCATCTTTGCGCCAAACTGAGTTACATCCCAACCCTCAACCGCTGTGTAACCCGTAGTAGTAGCCGCATCCAAGCTAGCATCAGAGCTATCAAACTTATAAATCTGGGTTGTACTAGCTGCGAACAATGTACTAACGCTGTCAAACTTACCGGCAAAGGTAATGATTAGATCAGCACCAGCAGCGTCAGAGTAATCAGCCTCGCTCTTAACTGGAGCATATCCATTAGCTACCGGGTAACAGTTCTTTGCGTCTGTTACTGCACCTGTTACGCCGGGCTGATCTGGCAACCACTCACCGAATAGAATCTTTTGCATTATTCCTCCGCTGGCTCCGGTACGTTGCCTTCTTCAAGCCACGCTTTAAATTCTGGATAATCAGCCGCACAAGTTAAACGGCACAAACCGTCATCATCAATTCGAGCGTAAATTTGTTGCTGTCCTTCAATCAAGGGAAGCATTTTGTACATCATAGTTCAGCACTCCATCCAAGATAGGCACTTGTGTTATTTGCCTGAACAGATCCAGCAACACCATTACTAAGACCAGATGCAACAGTAAACACTGTTTGAGCATTTGTAAGATTTGCAACGCCAAAGGTTGGAACAGCACTACAGTTAGCGTTTGTACCTAATCCGCAACGAACTACATTGTAATCAGCAGCAGTTCCAGATTGCTCTAAAGCAGTTGGTCTTGTACGCATTGGTACAGGAAAAGATACGTAGCCAAACGCTAATGTTGTTGAGATTGCATAAGCGTTAGGTACAAAATAATCACCTGCTGCTTGACCTGTTTGCCTGTAGTAATACCGCTGACACAACGCCAACTCCGTACCATACGGCCTGTAGTCAAAGCTGGTGGCTGTGCTGCCTTTTTCGAGTTGTACGCCGGTGATGTAGAAGGTGGCTCCGGTAGTTGCTGCAACATTAACAGAACCAGTAGCCCCAAAATATGTGCTTCCTGCCCATACGCCATCTGTACCTAAAAATGTACTTCCAACGCCTAAATTGAAGTTTACTTCTAACCCCAAATTATTGGTTGTTCCCCATGTTCCTGATGTATCACCAGCGACAGTGATGGTTTTTTGTTCCCATGTATTTGCTGAACTGATTGTGTAAGTAAACGGTCTTGTTCTTGTGCTTACATCTGTTCTATATGAACCACTAAAAGTTCCTGTCAAAGAACTACGCACCCAAAATGAAAGTGTTGTTGTAGCTGCATTGGCTGTACCGTAAGCCATATCAGCAAAGTTATGACCTTCAATTTTGTGTTGGATTAAATAGTAATCTCCAGAGTTTACCGTCGCTCCTGTTCCTACAGTAAAACCAAGATATTTCGTAAAACCTGCTGGTGGAGTTACAGAACCTGCGCTTTGTTGAATATTAAATGCTGCAGAACCACTTTTAACAAATACAAATCTATCCACTCCGTAGCTACCAGAAGCAGCACTATTTAAAGCCGCTCCAGCATTGCGCTGATCGATCACCATCGCACCGTTAATAATCCGGTTACGCATAGCAAAACCACCAGTAAATGCACTAGTATTTTGCGTAGAGCCGTCATTAAAAGTTAAGCCATTAGTGCCGTTAATTGAGACTGACATTATTTAGCCTCCAGTGCTGCGACTTTAGCCTTCAGTTCTTCGATCATGGCTTGCTGTTCTTGAACGTACATTAGGCCACCTTCACAATAATACGAGCGCGTCCATCAGCTTCAATAGCAATAACTTTCCCAACTGCAATTTGGTACTGTTCAAAAGTTGGATTGCCGACAGCCTCGCCCTTGATGACACCGTTTTCATTTACGGGAATGATGTACTGACCCGAAGTTGTTCCCAAAACATTTACAGGCACTTGCCCAGCAAAGGCGATTCGGTCAACGGCTTGACGTGCGATTTCAAGAGTTTCTAGGTCTTCAATGCCAACACCCCAGGTGTCACCACCGACATAAGAGGGATTCGTTGACTTAACAACAAACGTAACGGCTTCCGCAAATACATTGGTCAACTTGCCTTCGGAGTTGATGCCGCAGATGTCTCCTTTGGCAATCGTAAAGTCTCCGCTTTTCAACATGTACTCAGCATAATCAGCACCGGAAGCGTTTACTGTTCCCGAAGCGTTAATTGAGCGTCCAGTGCCTGTGGTGCTGCGAACACCAAGGACAGTATTGGCAGCGTTAAATCCTGTGCCATCGGCTCCCGCATAGAAACCAGAATAACGACCATTGTTGTCGGAAACAGCAAATATTCTTGTACCCGCAGAGGTTGTTGCAGAATCAAAAACGGTCAGTTTTCCGCTACTTGTTGTAGTCCCCACCAGCAGATTACCGCTAGTATCAATGGTTGCGCGGGTTGTTCCGTTTGTCTGAATATTTAAGTTATGGTTAGTTCTTGTCGCTAAGTAACCATCTGTGCTATTTGCGTAAATTGCGGTTTTTACGGTTCCGTTATTTACTTGGACAACGCCTTGATTTGTTCCGCTAGAGCCAACATCAAGAAACCTAAAGTTAGAAAGCGAATCAGGTGAACTCGTACCAATGCCCACGTTACCACTAGCATTAGAGTAAATAGCAGTAGCAGTCTCGCTAGGCAAGTTAAACGTAACATTAGAAGCCGTACTAGGCTCTTGTACCGTTACGCTACCACCACCAGATGAATTTAGTTTCAATGGCATAGTTAAGCCTTTGGATATTTTGTCTTAACCGCATCAATGGCTGCTTTCCATGCGTCATAGCCACCGTGATACAGCAAGTCAAACTGGTCAGCAAACGATGGGTATTCGGCTGCTCGTTGATACTTATACGCATTAGGATCTACCCAAGCATTGACTGCGGATTCGTCAATCTCAACCTTGTTACCCTGTGCATCAAAAGCGCCTGTGCCGTCATCAACGGTTACAACTTGCGGATAGAGAGCGTAAATAGCTTTGTGGTTCATCCTGCTATCTCCATCAGAGTAATGCTTGATACTCCGCGAGTTCGGTCATTGCTATCAGTATCATCTCGCTGAAAATTTATATATTGTGTTTCAGCACCATTATTTACTACTTGTACTTTATAGGTTACTGATGATGTAGATGCAGGGCTATCAAGATAAGTACCTACCACCGCAAATTGCATTTGACCATCACCAGTAGCATCGCCAGTAAAACCATGCCCAGAAAAACTTGACCTTCTACGGCTACCAGCAGAATTAGCTTGATTTATAGCAGTTCCATCTCTAAGCAAAATCATGCCGCCACCATGAGCATTTTGAGATTGAATAGAAACATTTGTCAAAACAAGAATTTTGTTACTTGCTGATGATGGAGTAATTGAAACAGAAAGCCCAGTAATATCAACGTAGCTAGTGCTTTGAGTTGAGAAAGTATCTGTCTTAACTACTTGGACTACCTGCAACACAGCGCCAGCACCAAAGTTACTTCTAGCTGCACCAGACGCTAAATCAGCAGCAGTAACCGTAGCGTTAGGCAAACCACCAGCCGCTAGTCCTGTAATCGTCCCATCTCCGCTTAATGTCATTGGCATCTTATTGCCTCATCCAATTATCTGATCCAGCGTTTACATTCGTCCAAGTATTTGACCCGGCAGAAACTGGTGTCCATGTGTCACTACCTGTTCCTACATTCGTCCAATCGTTACTACCTGCTGATTGCTCAGTCCAATTAGTTGATTCAGGCGTTAAATCCGACCACTCCTCACCAATTATTTGACCATTTGCAACCACAGTTGCCAGAGCATTAACGTAACCAATGCCTGAGAATATCGCATTACCATCACAAGTTACTGTGGCAATCCCATTAACCGAAGCATTGCCTTCATAAACAACACCACCAATGGCGCTAACTGTCGCAGTACCAGTAATAGATCCAGCACCAGATAGAATCCTAACCCCAGTTGCTGTAACCGTTGCTGTACCATTTATTACAGCATTGCCAAATTGTACTCTTGTTGCATTAGCACTAACAGTAGCAGTTGCATTTACTGCCGCTACACCACTAAATATTGCTACGCCATCAGCTGTTACTGTTGCATTGCAAAATATTGTTCCAACACCAAAATTTAAGATACCGCCATTAGCAGCTACCGTAGCAGCACAGCTAATCGATCCTGCCGCCATCCTTTGCCGTATACCAGCAGCAGATACCGTAGCAGTCGCATCTATGCTTGCAGCACCGAATAACGTCGATCCACCTAATGACGAATACGGAGACTGAGCAAAAGTGCTAATCCCAAACATTTAGACAATAGTCCACGTTGCGCCAGAAGGCACAGTAACCGTCACCCCACTAGCTATAGTTGTATTCTTTCCGCTAATACCGTCATATCCAGTAGGAAACGTCATCGTTGTACTAACTGTCTGGTTGCTCAGGAAGATACCGTTAGAAGCCGCGAAATGCAGGTCATAGGCTACATCTGTAGCATCGCCATAAACAGCTTTAGAAGCAGGATACGTTACGAATACGTCCTTGCTATTGGCTGCAAAGTTAATGGCTGATGTATTGCCTGAGCTATTGGAAAGAATCGTATCTCGTGAGAGCGTAGTACCGCTAGACGTATACGTACCGATACCGACTTCCCAAGTGCTAGCAGTCGCATCAACAATAGCGTAGTACGTAGTATTACCATTGCCAATGTCTGCAAACGAACGGAATCCGCTAGCAGCACCAGCTAGTGTCAGAGTACCAGTACCAGAAGTCGTACTAGTCTCTTTTATCCTGTCTTTAACGACTAAAGGCATTATTTATCCTTTATGCCAAAGTCACGCTCAGGCTACCAATTGCAATCTTGAAAATATCACCAGAAGCAATAGTTTTAGATGCATCCAATGGCGTGTGATATAGCAAGTTACCAGTGGTCAATGCATCACGGATACCAATATAAGCTACGGTTCCCCATGATCCTGTGGCTTGCGGGAATTCAATTGCAGCACTATTCGTACTAACTCCATCGCTTGGAGCGCCAAAAGTAATAGACTGACGAGCATAAGAGCCACCAGAGACTTCTGTACCAGTATCAGCATCTGTAGGATCACTTGTGTAAAGTGCAAGATATACTGTTGTTGGGCTTGTGTAGCTGGTGTTACGGAGAGTAGCGTTAATCAGCGCGTTCTCAAGATAGTTTGACATTTCTGCCATGATTTACCTCACGTTATAAGACATTGCCATCGGTTGACCGCTGTACTCACTAGACTGGTCAGCAGCAGAAATAGACGCTATAGCACGATCATAAAGAGATGCCCAAACCTGCAACCTAGCGTCATTCATTAGATACGGTTCAGCCTCACCTAAAGCAGCGTACAGCAACGCATCAGGGAAGTTAGCCAAGAATACATTGCTAGTATTGCTATCACTCAATAGCGTAGGCTTGGCGTAATACAGCATCTGAGCCGTATATGCAGCGTCAGGAATAGGCGAGAATTGCAGCTCTGAAGCCAATACCGTATAGGTTCTAGGAAGACCAGATTCAGTAGCCCTAGTGTTAGCGTAGAAGGCATTAGGAGCCTCGTAAGCCAGAGAAGCAATAGGATTAGTGTTTAGGTGAATATCACGCATCTCTAGGAAGTCTGTAGGCAGACCTACCGTAGAGTCACCAGCAGTCGTATCAGCCGTAGCAACGACCAACATCTGCCTGGTTCTCAGATCTCGACGTAAACGCTCCTCAGCCAACCGGATAAAGTCAGGGATAACTGAAGTCAGATCACTACGAGCTAGGTAGTTCGCTATCGTAGTCTTTAGGTCACTGTAGCTCGTAAATGCCATGTCTATTTCCCGTTATTGTGCGCCTCTATAGCGCCTTCCTCTACATCATCCCACCGATACTCATACGTACCAATGTGACCAATATGCTTAGATAAACTATGATCTACGTAAGTCTGAATGCCAGCATCCAAGGCTTTGATGCAAAAATGCACATCCTCGCCAATGATGCCCTTAGATCCCCAACCTACATCAAACCAAGGCTTAGGAACCTTCTCAAAGACTTCCTTACGAATCATCACAACACCAAAACCAACCGCTGTAACAGGCTCTATGCCCTCTTTATCCATCGAATCTATCTTATGCCAAGCATGACGAATAATCTTGCCATTCTCATCCTTCTCAATTTGTAGATTCAACGCAGTCGGCAATGTCGGCTTACGTCTTGTTACTGCATTAACTCCAACAATCGGCACATCACGGCTTAATAAAATATCAATAGTGTCAGACGGAAACCGCATATCAGAGTCAATAAACAGAACCGCATCGCATCCTTCAGCAAGAGCAGCATCTACTAGCTTCTCCCTCTGATCGAATATCAGCGTTCCTGCCATCGTATAGAGCTTTAGCCCATTACCTTCTTTAGAGCATCTGTTCCTTGAGTCTCTGCC